GCTGATGCGGTGCTTTCTAAGGATCTTGAGAGGTTTATCCGAGGCGTATCCAAGTATTGCCCTGGTCCTATTACTCAAGGGCAGCTTGACGCACTGGTCAGTTTTAGTTTCAACCTTGGGCTAGGCACCCTGCAGCGGAGCACTTTACGGCAGAAGCATAACCGGGGTGACTTTGATGGTGCCGCAAATGAATTCTTGAAGTTTACGAAGGCAGGTGGGAAAGTACTGAGGGGGCTTGTTACTAGACGAGGTGATGAGCGGTTCCGGTATTTGGCCAAATAACTACACGTTTTACATAGTTGCAACATGACCTTAAAATGGCCGTAAGTCTATGAAAGTTTAAGGAAAGTACCATGACCTCCGCAGTTGTGATGACCTATGACAGCCTAGTGGCTGACGTGATCTCCTATCTGGAGCGGACTGATACCGCCACGGTAGACAAGATTCCTACTTTTATTATGTTAGCTGAGCAGGTTATCGCCAGCCAGATCAAGTTTCTAGGCAACCTGACGGTCCAGGAAAGTCAGATGATTGCTACGCAGTCTGTGATTGATAAGCCTGCCCGGTGGCACAAGACGGTCTCCATGAACGTGACAGTGGCCAACAACCGGTATCCGGTCCTGTTGCGCAAGCCTGAGTACCTGCGGGAGTACTGGCCGAATCCTAGCGAGACGGAAGTCCCGAAGTTTTACTCTGATTACGACTACACCCATTGGCTAGTGGCGCCTACGCCTGACCTTGACTATAACTTTGAGGTTATCTATTACGAGCGGGTTCAGCCGTTGAGCTCAACTAACCAGGTTAATTGGTTCACAACCTATGCCCCGCAGGCCATGCTGTACGGGACGTTACTGCAGTCGATGCCGTTCTTGAAGAACGATGACCGNATGCCTATGTGGCAGGCTCAGTACGACCTTATTATCAACACTCTGAAGGCCGAGGATGCGATGCGCATAGCCGACCGTCAGGCCGTCGCATTGGACTCCTAACTATGTCATATAACAGCCCCTTCACAGGAAACGTAGTCCAGCCGACGGACGTTTCTTATCGATACATAGAATTAACCGCGGATCTACAGTTAGAGTGGCCAATTAACGGCACCACGGCTGACGGTGCGGCTGCAAGGATTATGGACGTCCTGCCTGACCAGGCTGGGTGGGACTTGATCATGCCGCCGGCGAATCAGACATCGGTAGGCACTGATGCGATGATTTACAACGTCGGCAATTTTAGTTTTACAGTAACCGACTTTGATGGCGGGACTATTGTTGCGATTGCCCCTGGGGAAGCGCAGTATATCTACGTAACAGACAATGCTGACGAGGCCGGCACCTGGAACGTTTTCCAATTCGGCGCCGGGACTTCATCGGCTGATGCGGCGGTACTAGCCGGGTACGGCTTAAAGGCTATCTCAACGACCTTAAACCAGTCGCACAGTACGGTAACGTTCTCATCTAACTATACGGCTGTGGCGGCCGACAGGGCCTCGTGCTACATCTGGAACGGCGGCGCTGGTACGTTTACCCTGCCTACGCCTGCCTCCCTAGGCAACGATTGGTTTGTATTGGTGCGCAACGGAGGCACCGGATCATTAGCGGTTACCCCGGCTAGTGGGAATATTAACGACGTCGCATCGGTTAGCCTGCAGCCTGCTGATTCTTGCTTTGTGTGCTGCTCTGGGACGGCGTACTTTACGGTTGGCTTGGGTAAGGTGTCGCAGTTTAACTTTACGCAGCTAACGAAGTTGGTAACGAACGGCACCTATACCTTGACCTCTGCTGAGGCCGCTAACGTTGTCCAGAAGTATATTGGGACATTGACCGGCGCGGTGACGGTAGAAATCCCGCAGACGGTGCAGGTTTACTACATCTCTAACCAAACCACGGATCCTGGCCCTTACGATATTACCTTTACGACTGGCGTAGCTGGCTCTAATACGGCGGTTGTGCCTGCCGGTAATCAGGTTATTTTGTTATGTGACTCGGTAAATATTTATAACGCGACAACAATTAGCGCCGGGGCAAGCATTTCGTCTTTGTCTGATGGAACGGTTGTGAACCCATCTCTTAACTTCGCCTCTGAAACAAATACCGGTATGTACCGCCCAGGCTCTGGGGAGATTGGTTGGTCTGTTCTTGGGGTAAATGAGATGACCTTAGCGGCCTCAGGTTTAACTATTCCTAGCGGTATCGCTGGTGGTGTCTTCACATGACCCAAAAAGTCTTTGCACTTGATACTGTCGCTGGCATTCAGCGGGACGGGACGCTTTTTGACAAGGCCTACTATACCGACGGCAAGTGGGTCAGGTTCCAGCGTAAGCGCCCTCGTAAGATGGGCGGGTACCGGGTTATCTCGGCTCAGCTCACGGGCCCATCACGGGGTATTTGGGTTAATCCAAGGAACGGCCTTACCTATATTTTTAGCGGGTACAGTGACGGCCTGCAGACGTTAACGATTGACAGTAACGGTGTTGGGTCCGGCGTCTTAGACTTTACGTTGAATAACTTTACGCCATCGAACCTTAACCTTTGGCAATTTGATGGTTTTTATGATGTGGCCGGTTCTGGTCTATCAACACTCGTGGCTCATCCAGGTCAAAACTTGGCTGTAATTGATAACACCACGAACACGCCTGTTTTGATTGGTGACGTAACAGGCACGACCTTGTCTCAAATTGGTGTTTTTACGGATAGTGTAACGACAACAAACGGCTTGGCTACGGTTACCTTGGCGGCTACTAACATCTTAATTGCTGCCGGCCAGTCTATAACGGGCACAGGGATACCTAGCGGGACAACGGTCGTGTCTGTTGTTAGCACGACGGTTACCTTGTCTGCTAACGCTACGGCAGACGGGACAGTTACCGCTACTTTTAACAACAACGTCAGCGTATCAGGCGGTGTTGTCGTCTTGCACCCTTATGTGTTTGTTTTTGGTAATGANGGCTTAATTAGAAACTGTTCTGCCGGCAATGCACAGGATTGGGTCTCCGCGGACGCTAACGAGGTGAATGTAGCCTCTGGGAAGATCGTTAAGGGGTTGCCAGTGCGTGGTGGCTCTAACAGCCCCTCAGGCCTGTTCTGGAGCCTAGATAGCCTTATACGCGTCTCCTATGCCCCTCAGTCGCTAGGTGTTGCAGGAACGGCTAACTTTTCTACCCCGACCTTCTGGCGTTACGACATTATCTCAAGCCAGACCTCAATCTTATCGTCGCAGTGCGTTATTGAGTACGACGGCATCTATTACTGGATCGGCGTTGATCGATTCCTTCTGTACAACGGTACGGTAAAGGAAATTGAAAACAACATGAACCAGAACTACTTTTTCGACAACCTGAACTATGACGCTAGGGAAAAGGTTTGGGTAACAAAAGTACCTCGATATGGTGAGGTTTGGTGGTACTACCCGCGTGGGGATTCCACTGAATGTAACGACGCGATTGTCTACAATATTCGTGAGAATACCTGGTACGACGCCGGTGGGGCAATTGGTGCTCGGCGCTCTGCTGGGTACTTCTCACAGGTGTTTGCATTTCCTGTCGCGGCCGATTGGGTAACGACTGTCTCTGAGCAAGTATTCCAAGACGATTTTGATATTGTTAACGGCTCCCCTTATCTTAATACAGCGACCTACTACCCTGACGTTATCGTAGGTCAGATTATTAGCGGGACGGGGATTACTGTTGGCACCGAGGTGCAGACAATCACAACTAGCGGCATTAACGGCCTTGGGGCTATTACGGCCGGATCTGGCTATGTAGACGGGTCTTACCCAGATGTTCCGTTTACAACTGGTAGCGGCTTTAACGGGACGGCAGACATTACTGTTTCTAGTAATGCTGTGACCGCTGTCGCAATCGTAAACCCTGGTGCTACCTATCAGGTCGGTGACGTGCTTGAAGTTGACGATGCTGACTTAGGTGGTGGGTCTGGATTCTCAATACCCATTACCTCTATTTGGACGATGGTTATCACGATGACGGCTAACGCTACGGCGACCGGCACAGTGCTGTTAACGTTTAGCACGCAGCCAGATCTGATTGAAATATTCCAGAACGAGTACGGTACTGACTATGTAAATGGCCAGAACGCGGTTGCTATTGAGAGCTACTTTGAGACCAACGACCTTGGTTGGGTTAGCGGCGGTCCTGCTGAGATGTCTCCGGCTGGAACTAACCGGTGGCTGCGCTTAGAGCGCGTTGAGCCTGACTTCATCATGGTAGGTGAGATGAACCTTGTTGTAACTGGGCGTCCATTTGCACAGGGTGATGACCAGGAGTCTACTCCGTATGTGTTTGACGCTAACATTGGCAAGATTGACATGAAGGAGCAGCGCCGGGAGTTACGCCTGCGGTTCACTTCAAACATTGTTGGTGGTAACTATCAATTAGGCAAGTTGCTGCTGAATGCGGACCTTGGCGACGTTCGAGGTTTCGGATCATGATGAGCATTGGCGTCAGCCCCCCGCTTGTCTATGACCCCAGGTATCATACTTTTGACTCCTGGGCCTGCCTGATGGTCGAGCAGTATGCGGCGAATCAACTTGCTATTCCTACGCCAGGCATGGACTGGACTGAGTGGGCTCGTGGGTTAAAGGCAATTGACGTGTTCACGAACGAAGGTATTCCGGGTCCCGTTGGGTTTGATAACTGGTTTGATTGGGCATCTGCATTGTTAGGCGCCATCAACCCTAGCGTGGCGTAAAGGTAAATTATGGCTCTTACTTATGGCGAAACACAGGCTCGATTAACGAGCGAACTAGGACGCCCTCCTACTAGAAAAGAGATGAGCGCGGCAATTGCTCCAGCAAAGACGGTAGCAACTACTACCGGAGGCTTGCCTACAGTTGAGGTTGGCGTGCAGCTTCCTAAAGACCTTATGGGCGGGGTAGGCGCTACAACCCTTGGTGGTCTTCCTACGAATACTTTAGGGACTCAACTTTCTGCTGGCCTTACGGAGGGTGTTAATACGGCCTCGAATGTAAGTAACGTTAACGCAGCAGATGAAGATGCGGCTAGGTTAGCTCTCCCGGCTCAATTCCAAGGTATGTCATCGTCTCAATTAGCCTCTGCAGATACTGCGTTGAAGAGCAATGTTGGAGCTCAACAGGAAACTGCTTCCGGTGGCCTGCCAAGTACGGAAGATGAAGACGCCGCACGTTTAGCGTTGCCTGCTCAGTTCCAAGGTATGAGCGCAGATCAATTAGCTGCCGCAGATACTGAAATAAAAGCAAATGAAGAGCGCCAAAGGTCTACTTTTGGCCATTCAATGTCACCGACTTATGCCGCGGACGTAGGCCTTGGTGGAGTAAGCCCAGACAATTCTGCAGACAAGCTTAGCGCACTGTATGCCGACGTTCTTGGCCGTGCAGATGCNAAGCTGACGGATCCAGAAGGGTTCCAGTACTGGCTAAACACCATCGGTGCAGACAATGCGATTACGCCGGAAGAGGAAGAGATTTGGCGAAAGGCTGCTGA